AATAGCAGAGTCCATCTTTCTGCGATCTGTCCGTGGAAAATCTTGATACGTGAAGGTCCTTCTTGCATCCAGAACAGCGTTTCATGCCGTCCACCGGGCGTTGAAAAGACGCTGCGTATCGAGCCCGCCGCCCATCACGAGAACGCTTCCGGCAAACCTTGCAATGACCAGCTAACCCTGACCGACGTGCTTTCTCATTGTGAAAGTTCGCCGCAGCAAGCACTTTACCGCACCCTTCGCACTGCTGTTCCAGAACCTCCGGTTTAGGCAGAGCCGCTACCGTATGCCGGTATTCCCGCATTAGTTTCCTGTTGCAGATGAAACAACAGTACTTCTTCCCGTCGGCACTGCCGCGATCAACCGGGAACTCGTCAATCGATTTAGAATCTCCACAAACGGTACAACTCTTTAGCATCGTTCTTGCCCTCCTATCAATAAGAAGGCAAGAACGATGCCAAATAAAACATCCCTTAGAGCGTTACCCCGGTCTGGCCACTGTTAATAGAAACCGTAGCCATCGCGTCTCCGACAACTACTTGGTGCGCAACGCGACTCATGATTCCTTGTTTCTGGTTGAAAGTATCCGGCAGCGTCAGCACCGGCGAAACGTAGTCGAGATACGGTGCCCAAACGTACGGCGTATCCGACCAGTCCTGCCCGCGCCGCAGCACCAGAATCTTGTTCGTGTTCGTCCCCGCCCAGAACGAAGTCTTATACGTCTTCACTCCCGGCGCGGTGCCCATCATAAATGGGGTCAGGGTCAGGCCCGCGAACTGCTCCGGGTTCGGGCCGCTGCGCGGGTCCGTACCCGTGCGGAACGTCGCCGACAGCTTCAGCCACGCGTCAGGACCGGCGATAACGTGGGTCATATCGCCATTACGCTTCTTGAAGATGTCGTTGCTGGCCTTGTCCAGGTAGCGAGAAATATACTCGTCCCACTCCTTCTGCGTGTAGCCTGAAGGAGCCGTCGTGCCAAAGTTCTCGTTACCGGCCGTCGCGCCGTTGAGCATCTCCTGCAGCACGACCTGGTTCCATTCCAGCGCGATCTCGCGGGCCAGCGACCCGACCAACTCCAAGCTCGCATCGAGACCGTGGTAAGCCCGCAGGTCCTGCAGCTCTTCAATGCTCCACGAAGCGTAGAGCTTCTTGTTGTCAGCGGTGACCGAAATGTTCGAGAGGCGAAGCTGGATGAGTTGCGCCGTATTCAACTCGCCGGGGTTGTTGGCATAAGACGAGGAGAACGAGTCTGAGCGGTCGATGCGCGTCTCGCCCGAAACCGTGTTCCCACCCTGATCGAGCGAGTCGACACCCGGCGTCACCCGGTACGCGTCCAGGTAGAAAATTTTACCATCGGGCCGGTCCATCGGCTGCACCGAAGCGACTTCGGTCGCAATCAACTGCGGATAGACGCGCCGCACCAGCGGGAAAATGAAAATAGCCGAAGACGGGGCACCCGAGTTGCCGACCGCCGTCACGCCCGACGGAATGGACTGTTCGAGAGTCTGGTCGATGAACTGCTCCGCTACGAACGAGGGGTCGTAGCCCTGCGAGAGCATCATCAGCCCCCGAATACCAGCCGGCCCGTCAAAGCCAGGCGACCGGAACTTTGCCATATTCGTCAGGACCTTCCGCATCTGTCGGCGCGGGGTCATCAGGGGATTTGGGACGATGGGCTCACCGTTCTCGTCCTGTTGAATGAAATGCTTCATCCCCGCGTCCATCCCCGGCAACTCGTCGGGTAGGTCCGCGATAAGCGCCTCGATCACCTCGCGCGGCGTCTGCAGCCCGCGCTCACCCACGTCCTTCTGCACGTTGAAACCCTTGCCGGGGAACTTCGGCGCATCCTGCACCATATCGGCGATCAGCTTCGTCACCCGCTCGTTCGTCTGTTCCAGATCGGCAAGCGTCTTACAGTTCGCATTCGTCAACTGCTTCCGGTAAGCATTGATGAAGGCCGGTCCCCACTCGCCCTTGGCCTTGGTCTCTTCGACCATGCTCTCGACTCGACCGCGTACGAGCGACTGCTCCATCAGCGAGGCCATCTGCGAGGCCCGCTCGATCTCCGGATGCACGGTTGTCAGGGCCTGCTCCACCGGCTTCTCTTCCGGCTTTACCGCCTCGACCTTCGTGACATCGGCGTCCTTCGCCTGCTTCAAATCAGCGGTGATCTTCTCCTGACCCGCAGCCAGCGCCGCCACCGAAGCTGCGAGCTTTTCAACAACTTCCTTCAGTTCCATCTCTTCCTCCGTATCCTCCGGTGTTTGATTGTCCGCTGACTGCAATTGCCAGCCGGTTATGGTTGACCCCGGACTCGCGCCAGAGATCACTGCGTCGAACGCATCGTTCCTGAAACCTCGCTGGACGATGCTGACCCCTGGCGTTCCGTTCCAGTCGCCCACCTTCATACTCCCGGCTCCCCGGCTGGAAATATCGACCGAAACGCCATTCTGAATGAGGACCTGCAAATTCTTCCCGTGGGGGTCGGTCGGAAGAATATCTGCCTCAAATTTGAGTTCGTCGTCGCTCAATTCGAGCTTCGTGTACTTCATCACCGTCCGGTCCAGCGTCGGTTTTCCGTCCGCCGGGTGCTGGATTTCACCGACCAGTTTTCCCTGCTCGATCATCCGGGTCAGGCGCGGCATATTGTCCTGCCACACGACCGTCGGATAGACCTGGTTCTTTGCGTTCACGACGTTGCCCGTGGTCGCGATCCCCGAGACCTTCAGGATACCGGTCTCCTCGTCCAACTCTTTCACCTGCAGCAGACAGGTCTGGCTCTGTACCAGCACTTCATCACCACCCGGTGGGTCCAACCCTTGCAGCACCCATTCGGGAGTGTCGTCCGTTTCCTGCTTCTCGATACCGGGCCAATCGGCGCCCATCGCCTTGTACTTGGTTTTCAGCGCCGACATGGCAGCGCTCTTGTCGCCCGAAGATGCCTGCACCTTATTGCCGCGGAACCCTTTGGTCAAGGCTGCGTAAGCGCGTCCCAACTGCGGAACGGTGACCTTGCCGGGCGTCTCCTCGATGCGTATTTTCCAGGTAGAGGGCTTCGCCGCGTCAGGCACGATCAGGTAAGCGCCCTTCGAAAACTTCTGCCCGTTGTCAGTCTTGTAAAGAGCGCCTGTGTCTTGTTTTGTTGGTTTCGTGTTCCCGTATTCGCCTGACCCATCAGAACCTTCCATTTGTCCAAGGCGATCCTGATCCTGCATGTCGTCGTCATCGGCGCCGTCCCCGTTCTCCGCCGCTTCCTTCTCCGGGGTTTCCTGCGGCATCGTCCCTTTGGGGACCACGACCACGCCAACGTCGACTTGCTTCGCGTCGCCGAATGTTACGGCGAAAGTGTTCTTGTTGAAGGTGTAGCCGACTTGCCAGTAGTCGGCTTCTCGCGCATCGTAGTCGTCAGCGGCGCAGGTGATGATATAGTTGGGATAGACGGCGAGAATGAAACCGTAATCGCCCAGGTACTCGGAAACCTCTTCGTCCGCGTGCGCGGCCAGACAAATACAGCGTATCTGATGTTGCAGGCTACCGGGATAGGAGTTGTGGTGCGTCTCGCTGTTGTTGAGACCGCTCTCCTTATACCGGTTGTAGTTGTAATCCTGGTCCAACTCAAATCCAACCGCCGGAACGCAGGTCTCTTCCAGCCGCCGCAGCGTCGCCATCTCCGGCTCCGCCGCCTGGTTCAGCCCTTCGATCAGCTCCAGCGCGTCCTTGACGTTGGTCAATTCCCCCATCGGGGCCGTGTCCAGGTAACTCTTGTAAACGGTGTTCAAATCGGCCCAGAGCCGCTTCATATCGCCTTCTCCTTGCGCGTCCTGCTGCCGGGCCACCCAGCGGTCTCCCTGCTTGCGATACTGCTTCTTTACAGCGGACCACCCGATCTTGAACGCCGTCGTCTCATCGCCCGAATGCTGCTTGTAGGCCGAGTTAAAAGCGGCTCGGAAGGTGCGTTTCGCGTGCCCCGGAAGGCGCTTTACTGCGGCTGGCAGTTGCTTCACGTTGGCGTAAGGCATCAGCTTCCGGCTTCCTTGCCAGGGTCAATTGCATGGATCGCCTTCCCCGGCATAACGGGCGCCTTTGAATTGCTCGTGCCCGTGTCGTCGTCGTCCGTGCCTTCGCCGCCGTTATCCGGGTTCATCTCTTCGGTGCCGAGGATGCAATCCCAGATCGGTTTTGGACCTTTTCCAAAGAACCAGATGCCGATTTCGCATTCCGCTTCTTCGGGGGTGCGCGACCCGTGAACGACCGTTTTGACCATTTCGATGTTGTAATCAGCCCGAATGGAGCCTGCGTCCGATTTCATCGGGTCTTTCTTCCCAATGAGCTGCCGCGCCGCATCGTTTGCGTTCGGGCCTTCCCACACCATCGCGACCACCGGGCCGCTCGTCATATAATCGACTAACGCCGGGAACCACTCTTCCTCGGCGTTATCGGTGTAACTTGCTTCGATCATCTCGCGCGACGGCC